TGATATGACTCAAGAAATACGTGCGCTTGTTATGCTGGAGACAGCAAAGGAAGTTAGAAAGTTTATTGAGAAGATTGAATCATCTAAGATAGAAGAGAAAGATGAATGGTCTATCGGTCTTAACCAAGGATTAGATTGGGCTACTCGCATTCTTAACAAGGATAAGAGTGCTTCTTAATGGTAGAGGTTAAGTTATCACCAGAAGAAATTCAATCTGCTTTACAATTTGTTGAAGCAATGCGTGAAGACAAGAAAGAATATAATGTAGTTGATAAAAAGTTTGATGCTAAGAATACTTCTTGGGCTGTCAATCTTATGGGCTACCTAGGTGAACTTGCTGCTGCAAAAGTATATAAGACAACCACTGATAATAGGGTGTTGACTGGCGGAGATGCTGGACACGACCTTGTTGTTGATGATAAAACTTATCAAGTAAAAACTACTGTAACAAAAGAATTAATATTTAATAGTAAAGAATTATTTTCTGCTGACTATGCAATATTAGTAACTCTTATTGGGGATAGAACTCAACCACATATAGACTCACGCTTTATAGTATGGGGTGATATATCAAGAGAAGATTTTCTCAAGGTATGTAAAGAAAAGAACTATGGTTATGGTGAAAGATTTGTCTGTGATGTCAATGCTTTGAACCAGGTGGTAAGTGGCTAATCCTAATGGGCGCAAGGGCGCACAGTTTGAAACAGATGTAATGAAGTGGCTCCGCAAAGCGGGTGCTATGGCAGAACGTCTGACTAAGGCTGGTGCTAAAGACGAAGGCGATATGGTTGTTATCATTGCTGGTAAGTCTTACATCCTTGAGTTAAAGAATCGTGCAACACTTTCATTGCCTGAGTTCTGGCGTGAAGCAGAAATAGAAGCAGTTAACTATGCTAAGGCTAGGGACATTGAAGATGTTCCGTTGCATTATGTTGTAGTTAAAAGAAGAAATGCTGGAATAGAAAATGCTTGGGTCATTCAAGACTTAAGCCAATGGATGAAAGAGAAGACAGGAGATGCACAAAATTGATAACGACTTACCTTCAGTTAAGGACATCCTTATACATTACGGCGCGACCTTGCGTGCTACGCGTGGGCAGGTTAACCTTAAGTGTCCGTTTCACAGCGACACACACCAAAGTGGTAGCGCAAATCTTGACAAGAACATATACATTTGCTTTGCCTGTGGTGTTCAAGGTAACAGTATTCAACTTGTCCAGTTACAAGAGAGGGTAGATTTTCGTGAAGCAAAGCGCATCGCAGAAGGAATTACTGGGGAAAGCAGCGGAGAAATACGCGGAGCATATACATCTGGCAGAAGGCTACCTAGCAAGCAGGGGAATAACAAGGGAAGTAGCGCGTCTAATGTCATTAGGCGTAGTCGCAGAGCCTGATGTTGGACACGAAGCATTCCAAGGAAGATTATCCATACCGTATATTACCAAGACTGGTGTTGTCGACTTGCGTTTTCGCAGTCTTAATCCTGCTGTTGAACCGAAATATATGGGTATGACTGGTGCTGAAACTAAAATGTATAATGTCTTAGACATTGATAGAGCAGGTGATTACATAGGAGTGTGTGAAGGTGAACTGGATACTATTACTCTCAGCCATTGTGTTGGCTTCCCTTGCATCGGCGTTCCTGGTGCTAATTCTTGGAAGAAACATTATACTAGGTTACTTGCGGACTTTGAAAGAGTATTCGTCTTCGCAGACGGCGACCAACCAGGCACGGAATTCGCACGCTCACTGGCTAGGGAACTCCCCGTTACTATCGTGCAATTGCCAGAAGGAGAAGACGTAAACTCTGCCTTTGTAAAGTATGGCGCAAGTTATATAAAGGAGAAAGCAGGAATAGATTGAGCGAAGATGAGTTTACAAACAATCAATGTAATGATTGTGGTAAAGTCTTTGATAGTTCATTTGAATTAATTGACCACGTTCTTGATGATGATGAAGAGTTCGACCCTTACTATGCCTTACCTAGTGGATATAAATTATTATTAGGTTCATTGCTTAGGTTCTTATATGGCAACGCTGATAACCCCGAACAGATTAAACATATAACTCAGTCAACATATGTAGCCTTGTTCGCTGCTGAGAATGGTTATGATTTAATAGATGAACTCGTTGAAGATATGGTTATTAAGTCAGCACTTCAAGACTTTGATTCAAGTCTTAAGAAGTTATTAGAAGAGGAAACTAAGGATGAAGGCGAGGAATGAAGAGATATGGCAGATTATAGAACATCTAAGGAACCAGGGGTTAGATATAAACCAATACCAGGTGGAAGAGAATACGTTACTGGTAACTCTAAAGATACCCCTTATAGTTTCCCCGCAGAAGTAGCCAGTGTCTTCGATGAACTAGAAGAACTGCTCCTATCCAAGCATAAAGACTATGGTCCAAAGAACATCAGCCAATCCCCAGGCGGTCCTCTCAACGGATTACGTGTTAGACTATGGGATAAACTCGCACGCCTAAATAACTTAACAGATAACAACAGCCTACCCCAGCACGAATCTCTTGAGGATACCTTCAAGGATATGGCTAACTACGCTGTCATTGGACTGCTAGTGTTAAGAGATAAATGGGATAAATGAAAGAGAAAGAGTTGTTTGAATGGCTCAAGGAAAAGCATTTCCCCGACCTCGAACACTCACCTCAAGTCTATGATGGCTTTGATTGTGTAACAATAAAGTTTGGAATGTTTATAGAACTCAAGTCCCGCAACACACACTACGATACTCTATTGCTAGAGAAAAAGAAGTTTGATTTCTTAGTAACTAAAGCAAAAGAGTTAGGACTTACCGCTTGGTATGTAAACTATACGCCCTCTGGAGTATGGTCATTCAAGTTAGATGATGAGAATGATTTTGTATGGGAAGATAAATGGTTGCCAGTTACTACTGAGTTCACTAACAAAAGTAAGATAATGAAACCAGTTACCTTCCTCCCTTTGAGTATGGGAATACAAATCAAATGAACCTAGAGTGGAACCGCATTGAACCTTGGCAATATGTAGTTGACGCTGTTGCCTCTGAGTATTCACGCAAGTATGAAGAGATTGATATAGCGGACATCCGTCAGTCCCTATATCAATGGTTCTTGGAGCATCCAGTTAAGTTAGATACTTGGGAAGCAATCGGTGAGAAGGATGCTAAGAATTTAATCTATCGTTCTCTTCGTAACCAAGCATTAGATTACTGTCAGTATTGGATGGCTAAGTCTGGTGGCTATGAAACATCTGACCTATTCTTTTATGAAGCAGATATGGTTGAGGCTCTGTTGCCCTCTGTGCTACGCGGTGAGTTCAACGTAACTGCTAAGTTAAACCTCAGTCATACTGGTAAACAATCAGCCCCTGCTGAGGGTGGAAACCTTATGGCTATGATGATTGAGATTGACTATGCTTACTGGAAACTACCTAATCCTGACCGCAAGTTGTTGTTCTTTAGATATGTAGAGTCAATGGACTTCGGAGATATAGCAACCGAACTTGGTTTAACATCAGAAGATACTGCTCGTATGCGGCACAAGCGTGCCATCAGAAAGTTAATCAATAAGATTGGTGGCTTCAAGCCCTATCGTGATGATGACTTTGCTGAACCAACAGAAGATTAATCTACATCTTTATAGACTTGGCGCAGGGCAATTTTCCTAATTGTATTCTGACTAACCTTGTATCTCTTGGCTAATTCAATTATGTTTGTAGCGATGTGAGATTTACTTCTTGAAATATATTCCTCACGGATTTGTAGTATGTCTTCTCTTGTCATCAGTTCCCCGTAGAGTAGAAGCCACCTGTCTTAAAGTGGGTAGGCGTTGGGTTCCATACTCTTTCCATTACCTTAGAATCCATAGGACATAGCACTTCATTATCTCTGTTATCTACGTTGCGACTTAATACTTGTAGTGCGTTACATTCACCACATCTATATTCATATGTTGGCATTACATCTCTCCATCTATCGGGGTGGGTGCTGTTGTTAGCGTTCCACATTCTTTACACTTTTGTTTCAAGTCATACCAGCCTATCGTTCTATCTTCTCTATCCCACATTACAGTAATCTCAAACATAAGACAACCACATATACAGGCAAAGGTTGGCTCTCCCTGCAAGTCAAACATCAATACCAGTTTCTGCGTAAGTGGTGGTTGTAAGCGTTGCAAGGTGTTTGATAGCGATGCTCGATATATTTGTATGCTCTGAGTATCTGTATGGCAGGGTCTCTTGACTTCTCACTTAAGACTTGACCGATACCAAAGGCTGTGCTTTCTGGGTTGTCTGCCAAATGGTCGAAGCGAGATTC